TAGGTGATAGAGTAATTAGTAGGGATCTTATTTTATTCTTAAGGTCTAGAAATATACAGATTGTTGCTAAGAGAATCAAACCATTAACACAAATATATGCATTTTTTGATGGTAAGGATGTAACTAAGTATATTGTTCCAAAATTATTGGAAATTGAAATGACTTCTGGTACATTCCAAGTTGGAGAATCAGTAGTTGCTACTCAAAATGGAACTGGTTTGGGTGATATATCAGCACCTAATACAAGTGCTGGAGCAATATTCAGACTTGCTCAACCAAATCATAAGGGTGGCCCATACAATATTCCTACATCAACATTCTCTGATAATCCTTATACTTATAAGTCTATTCCATCAAGTTACTCTGCATCATCTACATTATTGAATGTAGATATTCGTTCAATGGCAGATGAGGCTCAAGGAGATTACTATGGTTGGGTAGAATCAGGTATGGTTTTAGTTGGACAATCTAGTGGAGCACAAGCAAAGATCACTAATCTCAGATTAGTTTCTGATACTTCTGCTACAGTAATTGGAAGTTTCTTTGTTCCAAATCCAAATTCAAATACTCATCCAAGATTTGAAACTGGTAAGAGAGTATTGAATATAACCAACGATCCTGAAAATAACACTGAAAGAGCAACAACTACTGCAGAGGAAACCTTTGAATCTAGTGGTATTCTTGAAACTGTTCAAGAAGACATTGTTTCTACAAGAAATGCTAGAATTGAAAGTCAGACAGTAACTGATGGTAGACAAATAGAGAGAACAATAAACACTGAGGTTATACCAGGAACTAGAAGAGAAGTTTCTAATACATGGAGATTTGGTAACTGGGGTGATCCACTAGCTCAAACAATTCAAATTGAGGATCCAGATGGTATATTCTTAACAAGAGTTGATCTCTTCTTTAGAAGTAGAGATGATATGAATATTCCATTCGTCTTCCAAATAAGGGCTACACAAAATGGATCTCCTATTTCTACTGTAGTTCCAAATTCAGAAGTAACATTAAGTCCATCAGAAATTAATTTATCTGCAGATGGATCAGTTGCAACACCAATTCAATTCGAGTCTCCAATATATCTCGAAGGTGCTAATAAAGAATATGCATTGACATTACTTTCAAGTTCAACTAAGTATTCAGTTTATATCTCTAGAGTTGGTGAAAATGATTTAATTACTGAAGCCTATGTGTCTCAGCAACCATATCTTGGTTCATTGTTCAAATCACAGAACGCATCTATATGGGAACCAAGTCAGTGGGAAGATCTTAAATTCACTCTTTACAGAGCAGACTTCTTAACCAGTGGAACATTTGATCTTTATAATACAGATCTTAAGACTGGAAACAATCAGATACCATATCTTAATCCTGATTCTTTAGTTGTTAACTCTAGAAAATTGAGAGTTGGATTAGGTACAACAGTATCAGATTCTGCAATTAAAGTTGGTAATACTGTCACTCAAGAAAATAGTGGTGCAACAGGTAATCTTGTTTCTACTGCTGGTATTGCAACTGGTGCATTGACTGTAACTAGAGCTGGTTTAGGTTTCACTCCTGCAACTGGACATTTCCAATACGATGGTGTAAGTTTAACTACTATTTCAGGTAGTGGAACTGGAGCTAAAGCAAATATTACCATTGCAAATGGAGTTGCATTAGGTGCTACATTCTCTGTTGGTGGACATGGTTATCAAGTTGGTGATGTATTGGGTATAACAAGTATTGGCAATAATAATCTAGGACTTAATGCTAGATTATCGGTAGCAACTATTGGAGATGTAAATGAACTTATATTAGATAATGTTCAAGGTGATTATAGGGTTGGTGCAGCAAATACTATAATGTTTACAAATAGTGCTGGAATATCAACTGCATTAAACTTTGTCAATGGTGGTGATGTTCAAGTTTCTGAAATTATAACCGCTAGTGATGGTGAACATATTAAAGTTAACCACAATAATCATGGAATGTATTTTGCAGATAATAAGGTAAGAATATTTGGTGTACAATCAGATATCAAACCTACAAAACTAACTGCAGAGTATAAGTCTGACGCTGTTGGGGCATTATCAGTAGAAGATGCAAGTGCATTCTCTACTTTTGAAAATGTAGGAGTCGGTACAACTAATACAGGATTCTTACAGATTGGTGATGAAGTTATTGAATACACTTCTGTTGCTGGAAATAACATAGGAGGTAATATTACCAGAGCAGTTGATAAGGTTACTTCAATTGGTTCTAGCACTCTTACAGGAATTAGAAATTATCCTATAGGTACACCAGTTTTCAAATATGAGTTGAGTGATATTAACTTATTGAGAATTAATAAAACTCATGATTTATCAGCAACTACTTCTACTGGAACAGGTGAGGCTATTGGTTTTGATCATTACAATATCAAAGTTGATATGTCTACCACATTTAATGTCAATAATACAAGTAGGGCAGTTGGAACATCATTCCCTAAATTGTATTTGAATAATACTAAATCTACTGGTGGAAATGCTATTCAAGCATCTCAAAATATTCCTTTTGAGTTAGTAACTCCTGCAATTCAAACATTGTCGGTTCCTGGCACTACCATGACAGGAGAAATCAAAACAGTAACAAGTCAAAGTATTGATGGCACTGAATTGCCTTATGTCGATAATGGATTTGAATCTGTTACCTTAAATGATAATAATTGGTTAGATAGTCCAAGGTTAATTGCATCAAACGTGAATGCAGAAAACAAATTATCAGCATTACCTGGTAATAAATCTGCTCAGTTGAAGTTAACATTGGGATCCACAGATTCTAGATTGAGTCCAATAATTGACTTACAAAGATCTTCTCTCATATTAACATCAAACCGTGTTAATAATGTAGTTACTGATTTTGCAACAGATCCAAGAGTTAATGAATTAGGAACTGATCCTACCGCTTTCCGTTATATTTCCAAAGAAGTTGAACTGATTAATCCAGCAACATCTATAAGAATTATGTTAGAAGGCCATTTAACTTCTAGAAATGATATTAGAGCATTCTATGCAATTAGTGATAAGGAAAACTTTAATCCAATATTTGTACCATTTCCTGGTTTTGCTAACCTAGATCAAAATGGACAAATTATTGATCCTGCTAAGAGTAACGGACAATCTGATACATTTATCGCTCCAACAAATGAAGAATCATTTAATCCAAATGAATTGGAATTCAACCCATATGAATTCACTATAGATAATTTACCTTCATTTAAGGCATACAGAATTAAATTGGTTGCAACTTCTACAAGTCAAGTTTATGTTCCTCAAGTTAAAGCCTTGAGAGTGATTGCATTTGCATAATATGAAATTGCATAAAGTAAAAAATCAAACTTCTTTATCTCGTAATGTTGATTCAAATTCTATTGTAAATACAGATACAAAAGAATTTAATAAGTATATTATGAGAAAAAATGTTAGAAGTAAAGGTCATGATAGGGTGGAAATGATGGAAAATGATCTATCAAGATTAAAAGGTGAAATTAATGAAATCAAAAATCTACTCAAGGAATTGGTAAATGGCAAGTAAAAATATTACATTTGATCCAAATTCAGGTGTTCCCTTTGCGGCTAATCTGACCATTCAAGGTGGTGCTAATTTCTCAGCAACATTTAATGTAGTAAACACATCCAACTCACCATTTCCGTTTACAACGGCATGGTCTGCATCTTCTCAGATTGCAAAGAGTGTAGCGATTGGTGCTACTCTAGGAGCAACAAAAACATTTACTACTGGTATAACAACCTCTGCAACTTTAAGTACAGTCAAAATTTCTTTAGGGTCTTCTGACACAAAGGAATTAAGTGAAGGTAGATATGTTTATAACGTTTTAGTGGGATCTGGATCAACGATATATAACATAGTAAATGGTAATATTTTAGTTTATGCAGGTGTATCCTCTGCACCCTAAATACTCTTAAGGACTAGGTGCAAATGAAACCAGCAAGTAGAACAGATTTAATAAATTACACTAAAAGGCAACTGGGTGCTCCAGTGCTGGAAATTAATGTTGCCGATGAGCAAATTGACGACTTAATAGATGATGCTCTTCAGATATTTCAAGAGCGTCATTTTGATGGTGTAACAAAGGACTATGTGAAATATAGAATAACTGAAGATGATAAAAATAGAGGTAGAGGATTAACTGATGTTGAAGTTACTGGTGTAACCACAACAACTGTGACACAAACAGTCGGAGTTACCACAGAGTTTAAATTTGAAGAAAATAGTAATTACTTACCACTACCTCCAGATATTATTGGAGTAGAAAAGATTTTTCATTTTGATGGATCTGCTACATCCACTAACAATATGTTTAGTGTAAAGTATCAGTTATTTTTGAATGACATTTATTATTATGGTGCAACTGAGGTATTAAACTATGCCATGACAAGAACATACTTGTCTGATTTAGATTTCTTATTAACTACTCAAAAGCAATTCAGATTTAATCAACGTCAAGATAGACTTTATATTGATATTGATTGGGGTAGTGTGTTAGAAGATGATTATTTGGTGTTTGAAGTGTTTAGAGCCATAGATCCAGATTCATTTACTGGAGTATGGAATGATTCATTCTTAAAACGATATGTGACTCAATTAGTTAAAAGACAATGGGGTCAAAACTTAATGAAATTCCAAGGAGTAAAACTTCCTGGTGGTGTTGAATTAAATGGACGGCAATTGTATGATGACGCTCAAAAAGAACTTGATGTCATCAGAGAGCAGATGTCCAATACTTATGAATTACCACCACTAGATATGATAGGTTAATATAATGGCACTCAATCCATATTTTCAGCAAGGTGCTCGATCAGAACAAAATCTAGTACAAGATCTCATCAACGAACAGTTGAGAATGTATGGTGTTGAAGTGCATTATATGCCTCGTAAGTATGTAAAAGAAAATACTGTAATACGAGAAGTAGTACAATCTAAATTTGATGATGCATATCCTCTTGAAGCATACATAGATAATTTTGATGGTTATAGTGAAAATCCTGTTCTTCTTACTAAGTTTGGTATAGAAGCTACTAATGAGGTAACTCTTATTATTTCTAGAGAAAGATGGGAAACTTACATTGAACCATTAATGAAGAATGAAGAAGATGTAAAATTAACAACTAGACCAAAGGAAGGAGATTTAATATACTTCCCATTAGGTGATAGGTTATTTGAGATCAAGTTTGTTGAACATGAAAAGCCTTTCTATCAACTACAAAAGAATTATGTTTATGAATTGAGATGTGAACTCTTCCGTTACGAGGATGAGGTTATTGATACAGGTGTTGATGAAATTGATAATGAGTTAATAGGGGATGAGACTGATGGTGTCAGTGAAGATGGTATTCCTACAATACTGGGCCCAACACAAACATTTACCTTGGTAGGTGCTGCATCAACTGCTGCTGCTTTTACTAGTGTAGTTCCTACAGGCGGTCTTAGTTTCTTCACTATATCAAATAGAGGTGGAGGCTATATAACACCACCAACAGTTGGATTATCATCTGCTCCTTCTGGAGGTAGAACTGGTATTGCAACTGCTGTTCTAATTGGTGGTATTCAATATTGCAATTTAAATATTGGACTGAATCAAAAATCTGTTCAGTCTATTGAAATAGTTGATCCAGGTTCTGGTTATACCGTAGCACCAGGTGTAGCATTTACTAGTGATACTGGTGTTGGTGCTGCAGCAACTGCACATATTGCTGACGGAACTCTTGGTGTAGTTACGGTTACATCTGCTGGTGGTGGATTTACAAGCACACCAACAGTAACATTTGCAGGCCCTACTGGTGTTGGTACAACTGCTACTGCTGTTGCTGTTCTTAACTCTGCTGGTTCTGTTACTGATGTTAGATTTACTAATACTGGTGCTGGTTATACTGCAGGTGATCTTCCACTGAATGCAACATTCTCTACTCCATCTTCAGGAAATACTGGTAATTATATCTTTAATGAAACTGTAACTGGTGCAACAAGTGGAGCAACAGGTAAAGTAAGAACATGGGATGCAGTTACAAATGTTTTAGAAGTATCTTCTATATCAGGAACATTCTCAATAGGAGAGAATATAACTGGTTCTAAATCTGGTGCAGTTCATGCTCTACGATTGGTAAATACGGATCCAACTGATGATGGATTTGCAGATAATATTAATATTGAGACAGAAGCAGATAAGATATTAGACTTCTCAGAACAGAACCCATTCGGTATTCCCTAAATAAAGTATCAGGACTATAACAATGTTTGAGTATTTTTATAACGAGATTCTGAGAAGAACAATTATTTCTTTTGGTACTTTGTTTAATGGTATAACTGTTAAGCAAGAGGATTCCACTATTAAAGTACCATTAGCATATGGTCCTACTCAGAAATTTTTAGCAAGATTGGAGCAATCTCCTGATCTTAATAAATCAACAGCCATCACTTTACCAAGGATGTCATTTGAATTTACTGGTCTTACATATGATCCCTCAAGAAAAGTAACAACGACTCAAACATTTACTGTAAAAGATCCAAGCACAGGTAAGGATTCTAAGAAGGCATATCTACCAGTTCCTTATAATATGCAATTTGAACTTGCAATCATGTGTAAGTTAAATGATGATGCATTACAAATTACAGAACAAATACTTCCATATTTCCAACCAGCATATAATGTAACTGTACAATTAGTAGAGAGTATTAAAGAAAAAAGAGATGTTCCTATTGTATTAGAAAATATTACAATGCAGGATGATTATGAAGGAGACTTTACTCAGAGAAGAGTACTTCTTTATACTCTAAGATTTACAGCAAAGACATATCTATTTGGTCCTGTATCAGACGCTTCCAAGGATATCATCAAGAAGGCAACTGTTGGATACAGAGCTGGAAGTTCATTACCTGGTCAAAGAGATGTCAGTTACTCTGTTTCACCTAGAGCAGTTAAGAACTACAGTGGTGATGTTACAACTAACTTAGCATCTGACATTTTAATAACTGATCTAGTAATTCCTGTAGAAGATGCAAGTAATATCTCTGCAAGCACAAATACTACGAGAGTATTCATTACTATTGGTGAAGAAGAAATGAAGGTTGTTAAGAAAGATGGTAATAATCTTACAGTAGAGAGAGGTAGAGACGGTACAACTCCTGCGTCTCATCTAAGGGGTGATGCTATTGGTTTGATTACCGATGCAGACGATGTATTGATTCCAGAAGGTGATGACTTCGGATTTGATGGATCTGTATTTTAATTATGGATAACTTCAAAAAAATGGATAAAACATTTAACATTGCACCCACTGAAGTGAAAAAATCTGAAGTTGTTGAAGTTGAAAAAACCATCCCTGATAGATTAACTAAAAATGATGTTGAAAAAGATTATGCATATACAAGAGGTAATCTTTATAGTATAATCGAAAAAGGTCAAGAAGCTATTGATGGTATTCTTGAACTTGCACAAGAGAGTGAACAACCA